CTAATACTGGTAGTGAGGAGACCCCGAAGAGTCCCCTCTAAGACTATTAGGCAGCAATAGTTGCTGGGCCAAAGAAGTCTGATTGTGTTGACAAAGTCACGTTTGCAGTGATTGAGTCGCTTAGTGATGGGTTCACTAGGATAGCTTCGATTTTACCCAAGAAGTAGAACTCAGTGTTCTGTGTTGCTAGGGTTGAATCAGCACCCTCATCCTGAGTAACAGGACCAGCGGCCATCATGAAGCGGAATAGAACCTGCTGACCGACTAGTGCGTGAATGTCCTGCATGTCTTCTGCAACGTAGTTAACAGTAACGTCCAATGAAGGAGCGTCTGCCTGACCTTGCACCTGTGAAGAGGTGGCTTGGCCGTAAACAGGAACGTTAACGATGTTTGCTGGAGTGCCCACTGAAGGGAACTCACGAACTGAAGGCATACGGACATGGTCTGCATCGGCAGTACCGGGGGTGGAACCTACGAATTCAGCAGCACACTGTGCAGCATTAGCGTAGGTGCCCAAGGTACCTTTGAAAATGTCTAGGTAGGTGTAAACACCAGAGCCTAGTGTTGAAATATGAGCCATTTGTTATTCTCCGTATAGTGTAAATGGGATAAAGTAAGATGCGCTATAAAGCGACCGATTGGCAGCGTCCAATCCCTCTACCTGTAGATAGGATTCCCCAAGCCATGTGTTATTTGGTAAAGTCTTATGCTGTAGCACAGAGTTAAGTAGGTCAGCAACCGCCATAAGGCGACCTTGACCTTCACCCGCTGCAACAAAAATCTTTACAGCAACCAAACCTGATAGTAGTTTATTTTTATCATAATCATAAGCACTACCTGTAGTAGGTAGAACAGAGACGTTGATATACTCTCTTACATTGCCACCCTTAGCCCCCTGATAGTTATCTGGGAAGGTTGGTATGTTATTGGCTGTCCAAGCAGCATCTGCGAATACAGATTCAATATCGTCTAGAACTAAGTCAAACATTTTATTTCTCCCTTACAATAATTGCAGAGATAGTAAAACCGTCATCGGTATAATCGACAATACTGTAATTTGTGCTGTCTACTGTTAATGTATCGTAAACACTTAAATCTACACCAGACTTCATAAGTGCTGTTGTTGTGAAACCATCACCAGATGGCTTCTGTGTTGATTGAATGATTACCTCTACAGATGTAGATCCACTAACAGCGACAGTCCCCCTTTGGGAAAAGTCATAACCTGATACATTCTTAGTTGAGAGAGTTGCCACTACTACCAAATCATCAACAGCTGTAAAAGCTTTATCTACAGCTGCCCTGATTTTGGATTTTAGAGACATTAGTTAGCCCTCCACCACGCTGCACCGAGTCCACCACCAGAACCTCGACGAATCAAGGGACGGATAGGTTTCATGGCGACTGACGGTTTGATAGAGGTGCGAGTAACATCACCGTTGGAGTCAGTTAGACTGATAGAGCCAACAGAGATACTTTCAAATGTCTGGGTTGTGCCTGCAAGCAAGTCCTCATTATTAACTAAATGAAGAGCTTGCTCGTAGACAGCAGTTTTAACACGAGCCGGGATCTCGTCATCTGCTATTGTAATCTGCTGACCAAGACGGTCATCAAAGTAGATAGCATTTTCACGAGGCCAAGCTAGGGCTTGGGAGGAACTAACAGCAGAACCAATCCATGCGTGGTCATCAACTAACTGAGTAGCTGTAACCAGAGCTTGTTCTTTGATTTCTGTAGTTGAAGCAGTCCATTCGGCACTATCAATACGAGTCTCAAAGTATGCATCAGCGTCTGCGACAGTCACATAGCTGTTCGTATTAAGAACTAGTGCCATTAGTTCCTCCTATAAAATTAGGCGTGGAAGATTGGTAGAATGCCTAGGTTTAGGCTGTCCATCTTACGTGCCCATGAGCCACCAGTGCCGTATAGAGCATTGGTTGCGAAGGCGGTTGTTGAACCAGCCCAGTCGTAGCCCATTGGATGCATTACATAACCCCAACGATACCATACGTTGGTTGAACCACCACCAGTGTAAGAAGCAGCGTTACGGTCTACTTCAACAGGGGTAGGTAGAGCTAGAGCTTCAGCAGCTACTGAGCCGGGTTTAACAACGAAG